AACTTGTAGACGAACTTAAAAAGAAAGTATCTTAAAAATGACTGAATCAATGATTTATCGAGAAATAGAACAAGGCTCGGACTCTTGGCTACAGCTCAGACTCGGGAAATGTACTGCTAGTCGTGTTGCAGATGTATTAGCTAAGACAAAGACAGGTGTATCAGCAAGTCGTGCTAATTATATGATTGAATTGGCCTTACAAAGGGTTACAGGGGTTATAGAGCCTTCTTTTACTAACGATGCAATGCAGTGGGGTAAGGACAATGAACAGACTGCTAGAACAGCGTTTGAGGTGGCTCATAATGTGTTTGTTGATCAAGTTGCATTTGTAGACCATCCTACGATTAAAGACTTTGGATGCTCACCTGATGGGGTTATTGGGGATTCTTTACTGGAATTAAAGTGTCCATATCAGAGTGCAGTTCATTGGTCATATTTTAAGGATGGTTGCCCATCTAAATACTATACCCAAATCCAAGCCCAAATGTCATGCACAGGTGCTAAGTCGGTCTGGTTCGTATCATACGACCCTCGTATGCCCTCTAAATCACAGTTGTATATAGAAGAAGTTATGCGTGATGAAGAATTTATTAAGAAGATGGAAGAAGAAGTTTTGAAGTTCTTGAATGAAGTGGAAGTAGAAATGCAATTAATGAAAGGTGAATGAAATGGGAATTCGTTACTACATAAAAGCAGCAGTATCCGAGTATCAAGATAAAGATGGCAAGGCAAAGAAGAAGTATCAATCAATAGGAATCATCCTAGAAACCAAGAATGGCCTCATGCTAAAGCTAGAGACTATCCCATTGTTTAGTTTAAAAGATGGTTGCTTGATTGCTTACTTAAATGATCCTGAACCTGTTAAAGACGCATTTCCTAAATCATTAGCTGATATTCCAGACGACCTTCCCTTTTAGGAGAATATGATGAGCCAATACGAATTAATTGTTATTGCATTATCCAAATGGATTAGCCCTCTTGATGCACTACATAGATGTGGCACTATGAAGTTATCCACTAGAGTAGGTGAACTTCGATCCAAGGGTTATGTTATCGAGGATAGATGGCACGAAAGTCGCAAGTTTAAAATGTATAGATTGGTGAAAAAGCCATGACTCCATATACAACTAAAACAGGTTTACAGATAGGTATTAATTATCAACCACGAGCATATTTTGAGAATGATCGAGATATGCTTAATCTCCAAGAGGCACTACTTAAAAAAGAGGTTTCTTGGTGGATGTTATTTAAAAATATATTCTGGTAGTTATCCAATCATGGTTGAGGCAGATGTTTGTACATCAGCAACTCGCTTCAACCATCCTTTACCGTAGGTTGGGAATGTAGGTAGAGACTTATAAAAGGCTTCTTTGCTATGACTGAACTTATCTAATAAGTCTAGTGCATCAGCCTCTTGAATCGCTTTCATAGTTGCTGGGCCAATAGCACCATCAGCAGTTACACCTAATGCTTTCTGTATCATCTTACGAGCTGCGGATGGACCAGCATTAATAGCAAAGTCAAATACTGCATAGTCCACTCCAGCAGGTAAGGAATCACCCTTGACTGCATCCCAATAATCTCGCTTATATAAAGGCTTAACATCTTCCTTCTTTAATGCCTTCATATCATCTTGAGTAACTTGATGCCCTATGTACTTTTCCCAATTTGCTTGAGTACAACCCCACATGGTAGAACCTTTACGACCATCAGGTAACTTATTGCCTGGATCTCTTTCATCGTTAGTAAATCCACCTTCATGCGCTATTACCATATCAAACGACTTATCCCAATTTGCAATCATTTTCTTACCATTCCTTCCATTTCTTTGGTCTTATCTTTAGAACCTTGGCTCGATCCAAAATAAAATGATAGAACTTGACCGGCAGCACTTGTTACAAAACCTAACGCAAAGATAACTAGTTGTTGTTGATTATCAGGTGTATCTACAAACATCAGGACTGCGATTAACATAAATGCTAGTCCTACTACACCTAGGGCTAATAAAGGCACTACAGCCTTGTCTAATCGTGTTGAATTGGCACTTGTAGCAACTTCAGCATGAGCCTTACGAGCTGAATCCCTATCTTCTACTTCTGCCTTAAATCTGTCTAAATCAGCCTGTATATGAGCCAGTTCACCTTGTTGAGCAAGAGTTTGTAAGTCTAACTGTGCTTTAGCCTTTTGCTCTGGATCTGGAATTACTCGATCTAAGACCTTCATTCCAACAGATACAATATCATCTATTCCAAACATATATCCTCACTTTAGAATTAATAAAGCCATTACGCAGAAAAATGCAAAGATTACCCAAATTTTAAACCATTCATCATCCACGCACTATATCCTTTTTGGTTCTTTCAATTCGTTCTCGAATAACCTTATATTTAGGTTTTTTCTCAAGTTCTCTTATCTCCCACCACAGTACAAATGCTATCGCTGCTAAAACTAATTCAATGAGATAAAGTATTAATAAAATCGTTAGCCATGTCATATATACCCAAACTTCCACAACAAATAAGTACATATTGCTGCTGCAAAAAAACACCACAACTGGACTCGTCTAACATCATCTAACTTATGTCCGTAATACCTCTTATTCTCTAAATGTTCTTTTTCTACGACTGCTTTTAACTCTAATACTTTATTCCATTCTTTGTCACCATACTTTGACTTAAAAGTCTTTTCTGCATCATTTTCAGCCTTAATTACAGCACTCTGACTTTCGTATTCTTCAATCGCACGATAGATTATGGAGTTCTCAGTTGCCTCTTGATATGCCTTCTTCCTACGATGTTCTGCTAACTGCTCTTGCGCTACCTCTACTCCATCATGTTGAATGTCTTGAATACTCTTGGTTAGACTTTTACCTGCTTCTCTAGCCTGATTTAATCCTTCGCTGAGAGACTTAGCACCATCTGCAATTGGATTTGCCATAATCCATTATTTTTTAGCTTTATTGCGAGCTGTAATATTTCTTGCTTTTTCTTTGGCATCTGCCTTAGAACTTGCACCCCAAGCATTTAAAGATAAAAGAAGTCTAGTAGGTTTACCATCTTTGTATTCTGGGCCATCATTACCACCCATACGAGCCAAGAATGATGCCCTACGAGGATTATCACCAGTCTTCACAGGTGGCTTTAGGTTCATTCCTTCAGCCTTCGCTGATGCCCTACCTTTAGCGTTTAATCCACCCTTAGGATTCTGTCCTTCTTTTCTTGCATACGCTGGAGTTTTCATCTAAACCTCGCAATCTTAGCTGCAATCTTCTTCGGTTGTTTTACAAACTGTTTCCCTTGTTTTGTGCCTTCTCGCTTGGCTCTAGTAGTAGATGCATACTCAGCACTTGTAAGAGCTTTGATAGCCTTCTCCGGTAGATACCTTTCACCAGTCTGGGATGATGGCTTACCACTCTTAGTTTGCCAATTAGCGGAAGTCCAATCTTTGAGGCTTTTCTGAGGTGCTTTCATTTATAACCTCCACCTTTTTTCTTGTATTCAACAGCTAATAGTTGTGCCTTACGAGCAGACCATTCACCAGGATCCCCACCCTTAGTACCGGCTTTAATCTTTTCAAACAAGGCTTTTCGCATTGTCGGCTTTGTATAATTACCAGAGGCATTGACTTTAGATTTCATTTGACAGTAAAGTAATGTGCAAAAAACCCTACAAAAGAACTTAGTGCTGAAACAATAATCATTCCAGCCCATAAGCCACCTTTAGAACGCTCTGCCATTGCTAAAAGTTTTTTAACATCAGCTCGCAATTCAGAGACCTCTTGTTCCATAGTCTCCATCTTTTGCCACATCACTCCAACTTTTATAGGGTCTATCTCTGCCATATCAACTTTCTAAAGAATCCTTCAGTTTCTTAATAAATGCCTCTTTATTTACAGATAATTGCACAAGAGTAAACTGAGTAGAGCCAATCTTTCTATCTAAGTCGATGCAATGTGAAAATAACACCTGTTGTTCTTGTGTAAGGTCTTCATAGTCATATTGAACATCGTCTATTGTTATTTGAGTTTTTTTCTTATCTTGACTCATATATTTTTTCCTTTAAATTTACATCTATCAAAATGCCAGCGAGTCATATTTGCTGAATCGCCAACCTTATCACAAAAAGTACAAGTAAGTCTAGGTGCGTTAAATCTGGATTGCCTAATCTTTTCTCGTGCTTCTAATGAATGCGTTTTGCCAAACATATAGTTCTTTTCACCTATCCTAGCTAATGAAAGATTTGTTTTATGTTCAACAGTAAATGGATACTTTGTCTTTCTTTTTTCTAATGCTCTGTCATAAGATTCTTGTGAATGCCTTACACCAATTTTAGCTTTTGATTCTTCTGAAAGAACTCTACCAGATGTCCCTTCTCCGCCATTAGTCATGTTACATAATTTAACACCAAGTCGTTTAAGCTGGTCAATTCTTTCTTGTTCACATAACAAAGCTAATTCTTCATCAATATCTTGCACAATCTTACGAGCAGTAAAACCGTTGGCTTTATAAACAATATTTTTCCAATGCTTATTTCTATTATTTAAGTCATTACAACGGTTTCCTTTACCTTTGCCAACATAAAAGATGGCATTGGTATCAGATCTTATGTGTTCATATATATAAAACAACTATGCACTCCAAGGTAATGCAGGAGTTACAACAGGAGGATTTGCTAAGTTAGCTAACTGTTGTCCTACTGCTGTTTCTGTTGCATCTTTATCTACACCATCAGCCCAACACCATCCTAAGACTTGTTCTTGCGTTAAGTCTGCGTAAGGTGTGAATGTGCCTTCAGGTGGTTGAAATGAGCAAGTAGAGTATACAGATGCGTTATATGTGCCATCTGTGCCACTACAAGTGTAGTGGGCTACAATTACAGTATTAGGATTAGTCTCTGTTGTAGAGCAATCCATACAAGTAATTGTCCATGTGTAAACATTTGCCATTTTAATTCTCCAATGCTGTTAGTCGGGTTGTTAATGATTCTATTAATGCTTGTTGTTCTTGAATTGCTTTTGTAAGTGTTGCTACTAAGAATGATGTATCAATACCTTGGTACTTAGGTTTACCATCTGAGTCTATAGCATCTTTTGAACCAACAACGGCATTTGGTACAACTTCTTGTAATTCATGTGCAATAAATCCTTGACCATCAGAACCATCCACTTTCCATTTATAAGTTACTGGTTTTAACTGAGCAACTATAGCCAAAGCACCTGTCATTGGTGTAATGTTTTCTTTTAAGCGATAGTCTGATGAAGTAACATAAGCAGTAGCACTAAGTGTATTTGTAATGCTACCTACTTGACTGCCGTTTCTATAAAATAGAACATAATTTTCTGTTGCGGAAGTTGAACGCAGTTCATTAAAAAGCATTGGTTCAATACCAGCACTACCATTGGCAGTTAAAACAAGTCTTTGTGTACCACTTGGACTTGAAGTTGCACCAATAAAAAGCGTACCACTAGAGTCTATACGCATCCGTTCTGTAGTAGAACCATTACTTGTTGTTGTTCCAAAAAGTAAACTTCCACCATTCTCATAAGAAGAAAACTCATAATTTCCACTAGACAAACGACCAACACGACCAAATATTGTTGAACTATAAGCCATTTGAAGTTGGCATTCACCTGCATTTTCAATGTTTAATTTTGTTGCGGGACTACTAGTACCTATACCGAGTCCTGTAGAGGTTAAGTCCATAGTTCTTGTGCCACCAACAGACCATGTTGCAGCACCTGTCTGAGTTACTGAAAATCTTGTGCCTCCGTTATATAATTCCCAACTACTGTTGGCTGAATTAACATTTACACCAACAGCCCATGTATTTGATGTTCCAGTATTGTCTTTTGTGGCAAATTCATCGTAAGCACCAAGTGAGTTTGATGCTGTTGTTGTTTTTTTATTAACTATCGCACCTGAAGCACTTTGATTTTGGTTAAATGCTAGTGTGCCACCTGACCCTGTTTGAGTAATTGCTCCAGTCACACCCAAAGCACTTCCATTCCAAGTTAAATTAGAACTATCTGTTAATAATCCACTAGCACCAGCGTATGTTACTCGACCACTTGTTAGACTTGATAAACTTAAACTAGCACCAGCTATCGTTCCTGTTAATGTTGGTGATGCCGATAACACATTATTGCCTGTTCCTGTATTTGTTACTGAGACTACATTCTTACTTGCATCTAAGGCTAATGCAGTTGATGCCGTTAGTCCTGATAATGTCGTTGTAGATGATGTTGAAAGTGTTGTAAATGCACCTGTACTTGCAGTTGTAGCACCTACTGTGCCATTAAATGCACTCGTAGTAAGTGTTGCACCAGTTATAACAGGATTAGTTAGAGTATTGCCTGTAAGAGTAACACCTGTAATCGTTCCACCAGTTATCTTTGGTGTAGTCATCGTATATGTGCCATCACGAACACCATCACCAACATCTCTGATCTGTGCCATCATATCTCGCATCGTATCATTGACTGCCGATGGTAACATTCCCTCTGGTGCGCCATCAGGAGGTGCTGCTGTATTATTAGCAGGGGTAAGTGAGTATTTAGTATATGCCATGATTATCCTTAATTATAACTTTCTTATGTTATCGTGCAAATTGAACAGATTGATCTTCAGCTTCCGTTGCCTTAATAATTTGTTGTAGTTCTGTAAATGCTAAACCAATTTTCTTTTGATCTTTTCCTGCCTTTGCTATAGCTTCTAATGTTTCTATGCCATTGGGACTTGTAATCGCTTTTGCAATTTTTTCATAATCTCGACCATAAAATATGTTTTGATAAAGGTTTCCAATAACACCAGGGATATTTCTAAATCCTTTTCCAAGCAATCCTATAGATTCTTCTGCTAACATACCTTTTTCGGCTGTTGGAGATCCAGCAGGTAATCTACGACCTTGTGACTCTAGGACATCTAACATAACATTTAAACCTTTTACTGCTTCAGTTCCTTTTGTACCATACACTTCTCTAAATGCAGTTTTAAGATTTTCTCGTTGAGTAGTATTTTTAACAATGGTGTCTGCAAATCTAGCACCAACAGTTCCAGCTTGTGTAGATGCAGCTCTTTGTACACCTTCTAAGGATGCTCGCATATATTGATTTAAAAACTCTTTAGGAAGATTTGGATCTTGCTTCCCCATAGCTTGCATAGTTGTTTTTACCTTGTCTGGTGTCAATCCAATCTGTGCAGGATTCTTAGCAAATACATCACCAAATTGAATTGCTAGTTCATTTGTTTTTGCTAATGACGGTATTGGAGACTCAATAATAGGTGCTTCAAATTTTTCTCTTATTGCTTGATATTGTTCTCTAGCTGGTTTATAAGCCTTAACTTGCTCGTCTGCTTTTTCCAATAATTTTCTTCGTGCATCGTCATAGGCTTTCATTTCGCCTGTAACCTTGCCTTGTGAGTTAGCAGCTAAGTAGCTATATTTATCACTTAAAAATTGTCTCATTGCTTCAATTCGAGCAATGGAGTTTGTCTCATAACCTCTTAATAAATCTTGATAAGCAGGAATAGTATCTACAGATCGAGATGCCTCTGAAATAACAGCAGACTCATTCTCAAGATTTGTCATCCAAGACTGAGGTATTTTCTTTTCTTTGATAGCTTCAAATGCTGGTCCACCTTGTGCTGTAATTTGATTTTGTACATCTCTTTGTTTTACTTGAGCTGACCTTTGAACCTCTGTACCCATCTTTTCTCTTGTTGTCATTGGAAATGCTTGCTCAAGAGATTCTTGAGTTTGCCGACCTCTTGTTCCCATAAACTCAGCCATGATTGGTGCAGACCTTGGTGTAACCTCTGTCTGTCTTTGTAATGATGGTAATGTAGTTCTACCTTGTGAGGCTTGTTGCATAGCCTCAAACGATGTAGTAGGCATACCCATATTAAAAGATTGTTGTTGTAGTCTCTTTGCTAGTTCAATATCTCTGGGAGACATACGACTTGTGGACTCTGTATACATTCTCTCTAATGGAGAACGAACAACAGATGGTGCAGATATTAATGGTGTTGCTACACCACCTACCATACGAGCATAAGGCTCTAAATCTGTTCCTCTAAATGGTAAAGCTAATGATTCTTCTCCAACAGCCGATAACAAGGATGGGATAACTGCGCCTTGAACTGGTGCAGATGCAATGTTGCGTAATGCAGTCTGCGCTAACTGTCCTGGAAAACTCTCAGCCCTTTGTAATGGTACTCTTTCTCCGACTGCTCTAGTTATTGATGAAGGTGTTAATGCTGAAATTACAGGTCTACCAGTTGCTATTTGTTCTGGAGTGCGACCATATAATTGAGCAATCTTTTCTGCAATTGTTTGCGCTCCTTCCATTACTGCTCCTGGCATACCTAAAAGAGCTGATGCACCTTGCACAAGAGGAAGATTGATCTTAGCCATTGTAGACTCTACAACTCCACGATCTGCAAAAGGCTTTACGCTTGAATCACGCTTTAACCCATCCGCAGCTAATTTTTTATCAATATCGTCTAAAGATGTCCTAATAGGAAAATCAGCCTCAGTACCATCAGTTAGTTTTACTACTTTGCGTTCAGCCATTTTTTATTACTCCACTTAATAACTTCTGCGTTGAGGTTGTTGAGGTGTAGTGCTAGATGGAGCAAACTTACTTAAATCTCCAAACTTTTTAGGATCTAATACTGGTCCTAAAGTAGCATCGTATGTTGCAAGATCACCTGCACTAAATGTTTTAGCCTTAAACAACTCACGAGCTTTTCTTTCAATTAATGCGTCTCTGTCAGCAAAAGCCTGTAATCCTTCTGCCATAAGTTTTCTACCTTGTTCACTATTTGATAATGATGGGAATACTGACAAGAATGATTTGAATTCTAAATCAGATGTTGAACCTGATCCAGACGCACGAACTTGCGTTGCTGCATTAACTTGCAATGCTTGTGCTAGAGCATTTGCACTAGCTGTTTCGCTTTGAATACCTAATGTTTGTGCTAAGTTTGATCCAATCTTAACAAGCTCACCACCACCTTTTCCTACTAATAACGAATTAATTGAATTAGCTGTATTTGCTGCTGCTCTAGCTGAATTTACTCGTTCCGAAATAGCAGAGACTTGTTTAGCATCTAATTTCTCTAACTCTGTATCTCCTGGGCTTACAGTAACTTTTACTTGAGATTGTGGACCAGTCCCAATATCTTGAATTTTTCCACTAGTGCTTATTTGATATGGCTTATCAGTTGGTAATCCAACGCTTTGTTTTTCCTGAATAGACATTGGTCTAAATGATTCTTTTTCGGCTTTTGGTTGAAGAAGTGTTGCTGCTTTAGTCAAACCTTCTGGACCAGTAGATGCTAATAATTGTATAAATGCGTTCATATCTAATTTTGGTGCTGTTGGCAAATTTTGTTGTAACGCTTGCCTTGTTTCAGGTAAAGCCATATCTCCACCAAACTCAGGTCTTGATAACATCTCTAATTGTGAGCCTTTTTCTGTAGACATAGGAATTGCAGAAGGAGCTGGTACAAATAGTTTAGCAAGTTGCTGTTGATAATTTTGATCTCTTTCCATCTTTAATCTATTTGCTGCTAATGTTTGCTCTGTTAGTTGCCTGTTTTGTTGAATATCAGCAAGTTTTCCCTGTGCTAACATCTGCCTTAATTGATTATCAAAAGAAGATTGATAGCCTCCAAGACCTGCGCTCAATGCAGTACCTAATACTTGACCTGTGCTTACTGGTCTATTTGTTTGACCTGATGCACCAAGCAAAGCTATTGCTGCATTAAGACCTGCACTTGTCAAAGCATTACTTTGTGCTTGCCCAGACTGTTGAGGAGTCATAAATTGTG